GAGCAAATGTAAGTACCAGTCTACGGACTAGATACTGTCGTCCGTTACAGACACTGGAACTGGAAAATTCACCTGACCCGTACGTGACAGAGAGTGACATCACGTGGGACCGTCACTCAGGTACGATTGGTGAGGTACCCCCGATGAGGGTTCGATGAGAAGTTGATGAAGACACTATGCGCTCCCGATGAGGGACTGATAGGGTATAGATGATTGAAACGATTCAACGATGAAGAGGCGATGAGATTCCGATGAGCCACTGATGTGGTACAGATGAATACACTGTGAGGGACTGAAGTACACGTTATGAAGCGGCTATGAGTGACGGATGATCAGTTGAAGAGCCGGCTATGCTCGCGCATCGTAAGCGGTCCCGAAGCGCTCGTAATCAGCTTCAGTCACATCCCCTTCGGGTAGTGGACCGTAGACTTGTACTACCCACTGGACGAAGTCGGGGTAGACAGTGGCTAGTTCTTTCCAGGTCATGTCTTCATTTCCATAGGACTACTATCGCGAATAGACGCCAGCCTACGATCGGTGCGGGATCGTAGTCGAAGTTGCGCATGAAGCAGATGCTGCCTGGAGGATCCCAGTACCATTGCAAGCGAGGCGGTTTGTGCTTAGTCACATTTGCATCCTGGACCGTGAATCTTGATGCCGATGCCTGACCTGTAGCACGTTGGCAGCGATGCTGATGCACATTCAGGGCAGACTGTTTCCTTATGGTCAGTTACAGTTCCGCAGCCAGGACAAAAGTGTCGATCATAGTTGCATGTCTGGCAGCACCATTCACATCCGTCATCAGGCGCGTGTTTGCATCGTTCTGGTCGGTAACGATCCCCATACAAACCGCTTGGCCTGATAATGTCACTCATGTTGCATCCTGAGGAGGAGTTGGTCGTCAGCTTCAGTTACGTCTCTTCGAGTCTGTTGTTGCCTCGGTAGCTTGATCCTGAACTTGGTCGGAGTCTCGCGGTGGCGAAGTGACAGTGGCCAGCCTAGCCCGGTTGCACACAAGCCTCGTGCGCGATACGCCACTCTCCAGGCATTGATCGCGATGCGACACGGTTCACAGGTTGGCTCCTTACGGTTAGCGTGCCAAGAGTTTCCGGTAGGAGTACCAATGACCTGGTCATGTGTTTTGCTTGCGTCTGGAATAAAGCGCTCGGTCATGATTCTCTCCTCGCTACGGCATCTAGGCAGAAACAGAACCAGCGATGTCCAGGGTCGTTGCCTATTACACGGTCGCTGTACTCCAGAGATTCCTTGTCGGTGACAGCGCGTATAGCAAGCACCTTGTACTTGATGTGCGCCGCCTGTTTCGGTGTGAAGTTCTTAGCCATGATCTCGACAGTAATTCCGTCTGTGAAGTCGTCATTGTCGTTCATTTATAAGTCCTCGCTACGTGCCTATGATGGTATTGCCGGACGAAGAAGTGTCTAGGCATAGATGTGTAGAGAATAGCGTTAAAGGCTCCTTCTTTGGCCCGGAACCCATATGATGGAGGCTCGCACATAGTACATATCCAACGCCAGGGATGCGTTTCCCAGCGACGATCGTTGCGACCGTAGGTAATGAATCGGTCCTGCCAGATGTAGAATTTCCGCTCCGTTGGCCTCTGATAGCCTGTGCTAGGAGGGTTACGTGTGCTGGTTCGGTTCAAAGAACAAGTCCCCAGATTAGGACTGCGATGAATACGATCATTGCTGGTATCCAGGGAATAAGTATAGGAATCGCTGCAGTCCAGTTGCGATTTTCGGATCTGGCGATTTTGATAGCCTGTCTGAAACTTATCAGTAGGCCGATACCTATAATAATTGTCGTTACTAGTTCAGGATTCACGGTCTTCCTTAGTAATCTTGGAACGTGCTTCCGCGTGGTGGAAGACAGTAAGTATCTCCCCGAACTGTTCCATCAGGTCTCATAGCATCGGCGTTCTCGATTAGCCAGCCCCACTCGCGCCACCAACTGACTAGCCGCGCATACTCATCGACGTCCCATTTGCGCATGGCCTGAGCTGCTCGATTACCATCTGGTGATAGGCCTCGAGGTAGCGGCTGCTCTCTCTGTCGACGAATACGGGCGGCGTGTCGATGTCGATCGAGTTCCCGTCGTTCACTGTGAATGAACTTTTCCATTGGCTTGCCTGATAGCTCGTATCGGTCCCAAGGGTTCGTATATTTAGGACTCCAGTATCGATGCTGTCGATACCAGTCTCTAGGGTGTCCTGGTACTGGAGTTTGCATGTAGACGCATTGCTGCTTCTTTTGCACGCCACATTTCGGACATTCGGTACGGTTAATGATGGTTCGCATGGACTTGAGAGCTGATTCGCTAGGGTTCGTCATAAGAAACTCCGGTGTAGGTTTTGGCCTTCAAGGCCCTGTCCAGACCCTCAGCAGGCCCGCGGAACCCCTTCTGCGTTTACCAAGAGGTCTGGACAGGACGTTCAAGGCCCGGCTCGGGATGATCCTGGAGTCCCACATTTCCAGGGCGTCCTAGTCCCGAGCCGGACGTTTTAGGTTAGCCGACTGTTACGGCCTTGCCGGCTGGGCACTTGCCGCGGTTCGCGGCCAGGAATGCCTTGAAGGCGGCGGCGTTGGTGTAGACATCCATGAGTGCGTTGTTGTCTACGCACCCGTAGATGGGAGCCGCCTTCGGCAGTGTGACTGTTGGCACCGAAGTATGTGTAACTGTAGCCTTCGGAGCCGGAGTCGGCGTGAGGATGTGTCCGCCGGTTCTGTACTCACGGACCCACTGAACCTGAACGTTGCCTGCTGGTGATGTACCACCGTTGCATACGTTAGTACCATCAGCATTGCAGGAACCTTCGCTAATGGTCAGGTACATCGGGTCGTTTCCGCCGGTCGTGACGGTTTCGGGGATGTCTGCGTAGTCCTGACCGTTGTAGTAGACGCTCACGCCGGTTGTAGTGAACGCGATGTCTACTGTGGTCCAGACGTTAGGCTGGATATTAGGACCTCCAGCGTGAGGTACTACTGTGTTGTCCCACGAGTCAGGGCCGACAGTGTGGTTGCCAGCCTGGTGCCAAGTGACGTAGCTCTGGCCCGGACCTCCTTCTACGGCGTCGATCTCGCCTTGGTTAGGCCAGTCGCGCCCATACATCCAGAGGGCGGGCCAATCGTGGAAGCTGCTGAACTTGATCAGCACCTCGTAGATGGTCCCAGGTGCGGTCGACAGGCTCGCCTTTGGCGACTGCATGCTCCTACAGTCGTTGTTGGCTCCGTTTGTGTCGATCTCTGCATATCCGGAGCTGTTAACCCTCGCACCGTTGTTCACTGTCGGACAGTTACCCGGCTGGTTCGTCGGGTTCCAGGCGCTACTAGCTAGCGTCTGTGGACTGAACTGTGTTACTAGCGACTGGCTGGTCACTTGTGTTGTCAGTCGCGTAGCCGTTGGTCCTGAGGCTTGTGTCAGGTGCGATGCTCCGAACAGTCCTCCTAGTAGTGCTGGTGTTGCTACAGCGGCTGCGATCCATCCTTTTTGGAGGCGCATACCTTTCCTTTCCCTTGGGAATCCCGCTCCCCAAGTCTGTACCTGCGCGAGCGTGGTCCAGGCTCTCGACTTGGACTCTTTCGTCCGGCAGAAATTGGTCCGCCTGCGTCGGCGTATGTGACTCCACGCAAGAGACAGCTCATGGTATTGCGACTGCAGGGCCGGTACATTAGAACCAGGTCGGTGATAGGCATTTCGAACACGACCCGGAGGATACGTGCGGCCCGTACTTCAGCATTCGTGAAGATGGCCTTGGAGTTGTCTTCTGAGGAGCCCCAGCTAGGATTTTCTAGGGAGCGCACTAGGCTTCCTTCGCGACATGTGAGAACCTTGATCGAACGGAACACCGAAGCGTGCGGTTGAGCCTTCGAGGTCAGCGTTCTTAGTGTCCCATTCGCGCACGGTGCTGTATTTATGTCCGAGAGCTCGTACGCGATAGACGATCCTGTAGATGACGAACATCAAGAGGAGGATCGCTTCCATAAAGGCTGTCGGCAGGAATCCGATGAGCATCGTAAACCCGATGGTTAGAGCTATCCATGCGACAGCTCCAATGACGCCGCCGATAAGGGCACCGAAGCCTAGGAACATGCGCTTTGTTGGTGACATGAATTGAAGTTTCATCGGATTGTTCTCCACTTGTTGAGGGTTTGGCGTAGGATTCTCGTGGTGAGGAGAGTCCCGGCCGCGAAGAATATGGCGGCTCCATAGAAGTGTCGGCTCCCTGACTGCAGCGCTAGGAATGCTTCGAGCGCTTGTATAAGGATAAGTCCGGCTATTTTCGTTGCTAGTTGGGAGGACGTAATCATAGGACGTCCCATACTGTTTCGCTGTCGAGTATAGAAATTATCATACCCTTAGCGTTCCATGGCGTCGTTTCTGCAGCTCTGGCTACACCCAGCATGCGCTTGCCATCCTTATCCATCCATTCAGCTGCTACGACCCAGCCAGTTAGAATGTCGTCAGGGCTAAGACCTTGAATTGCATCATGGAGGGCATCGCGGCCTGGGTCGCTATCGTCGCGATCGTCATTTTTTGACATAGGATGCTTCTCCAAGGACGTTATTGGTATAGGGACAGAGCCAGAGAATGATCAGCTGGTTGTCACGATGCATGTAGTCGAGCCCGAGCTTATCTGATCCGTTGTACGGATGGATCCTACGACAGTCTGCACACTGAAGGCCGTGCGTTTTCGGCAGAGGACGCTTGCGCTGGCTGGTTTTTGCGTTGAGATAGTCAGACCACGGTAGGCCTGTTTTGTTCCGATGCATAGCCTGCTCTCGCTTGGGCTAGGAATCCTTCATCGAGGTCGGCAGTGAATACCTGATATTTAGTTACCGTAATAGTCTCGGTATCGAGTGCTTTGACCCAGCTGAAGTATGCGTAGTCAGGATTGCCGTCAGGCAGTGGAATGATGAGAACCTTTGTCATTGTGTCTCCGTGTCGTTAGCACCTAGTGGCTCGCCTTCAACGTCTTTAACTCCGATGCGTACTCGTAGCGATGGACGATGTTCTGGAGCCTCTGGCTCTGTTCCTCGCTTGTTCTCGAGCATTACCTTGGCTGTTTGAGCATCCACGATGCTCTGCATTGCACCGAGTGATGACTGAGCTGAGGTCTTCTCGTTAATCTCTTCGACCCAGACCTCGTAGCTGCCAGGAACTTTACGCCAGACCTTGACGTAGTAGATATCAGGTACTTCGAGACCTTCTTTAGGGTCTTCGATTGCCATTATCGCCCCTTGTAATTGCCTAGATGCGGATTTGCGAAGAGCTGATCTTGAGGCACCGTTTTTGTGCGATCGAAAGCGATAGTATCGGTATAAACGGTGTCAGCTTCGACGATCGTACCTGCCAGGTTTTGTGGCGGGTTGAATGCTCGCAAAACGATACCAGGCAGTTCTTGATACAAGCGTTCGCCTAGCATCTCAGGTGCGGTGTATACGAGATCCCGCAGGAACGTATTTACGGCCTCCTCGACTCGACTCTTGGCGGCTGCGATTGCGTCCACAGAACTTTGATGTTCTTGCCAGAGCGCCGGACAGTGTTTATTATCTGGTCCGAATCCGCAGATCGGTTCATAGTTTGTCATCTTGTGCAGCCTTCCAAGCATAGTAACCGTCAACGTCGGCGGCTGGAATAGTGATGGTCTCTTCTACGTAGTGCATGTCGGTAATGATAGATGAACGAACGATCATGTCCCCTGTTAGACGTGAGCCATTAGCTGGGACTTGCCAGCGCTCCTGGTCTTTCTGAGCTCGTTCTGGGTTGTCGTAGACGTACTCGAGCAGACGGAGTATTCTGATCTTCGGCATCAGTGTCGCTTTCCATACTCCCGACGAGCGTTTTGTACGTAGATATCGTAAGGTGATGAGGATGGTTCGTCGTTGTTCTTATTCTCGTCGTTGAAGGCTTCTTCGATTCGCGAGCGGAGTATATCTAGTGCATGTGTGCCTTGCAAGCCGAAAACAGGATCAAGTGGCACCTCTCTCTCGAAACTGTCGATAGCAGCTAGGATTTTGGTCCTAATCGTCGCGTCCGACATCGTCCTGCTCTTCTTCTTCCCTCAGATTAGGCAGCTTGCCTTTTTGTCGAAGCAGATCGTCTGCTTCCTTGACGTTGATAACCTTACGACCGCATTCGCAGTACTTCGAGTTCAGCTGTCCTGAGCGAATCCACCCGTAGATTTGCGGACCACTAACTGGGCGGATCTTTGCGTAGCTGCAGGGGGACAGGTAGGCGGGGCCTTCGTTATCGAAGGCTTCCATTTCCTTGAATAGTTCGTCGGTATTCATGCGCGTATCCTCTGGATGTACTCCTGGGTCTCTCGATGTAGTTTGGCTATGTGCTCGCGAGCATCCGCCTCGGGATCGTACGCGACTATGTCGGTACCGAAGAAGGTGGCGGAGGCTGTTCCAACTGGAGGCCAGTCGCGAACGGTCCAGTCGATCGTCGGCGCTACCTCTTCGAACCATCGCCGCTTCTGTGCACGGAATTCAGCAGCCTGCGTTTGGCGTTCTATCCACCGGCCAAACTTGGTTGCGCCTGCGACGATAAGGCTGACCCCGATAGTGCCTAGACCGATGATCTGAACCGGTTCGAACATGATTCCTCTCTAGTGAATGCTGTAGAACGCCGTCGGAACGTAACCGTACCCGTAGGAGTGGAATCCTACATTGGTACCTGGTTGCTGCGCTCCGAAGGTCTGTCCGGATTTGATGTAGATCTCGACATGCCCAGAGCCGAAGAACGCTAGGTCTCCAGTTTGCGGATTGCTAGTCGGAACTAGCGTGCCGTTAGAGACGCCTTGACCAAGCATCGCGTAGGTGTCTCGAGGCATTCCGGTAATTCCGAGCTGCTGTGATGCCCAGTAAATCAAGCCTGAGCAGTCGAAACCTGACGGAGTATCTCCGCCGTAGACATAAGGCACTCCTTGCATAGTTTCGGCTTTTGCTAGGACTTCCGCTCCGAGATTGCTACTTGATGCTGGACTGACAGTTGCAACTGCTGCTACCGTCGGTGTTGGTGTCGACGGCGTCGGAGTAGGAGCGGTTGGAGTACTGCTATGAGTAGGGGCGGGAGTAGTAGGATTAGGTATAGAAGCGATGATGGTGCTATGGGTGGGGGATGGGCTGGCATGTGCTTCTGCCTTGACCAGCTTCGCGTGTACGAGTGCTAGATCTGCCACTTTGGCTTGTTCCTGTAGCTGTTGAGCAGATGTCACGTTCGGGCCTGTGCTGATCGAATGAACGTGGACGCGAGTCGGAATGCTCATTGCTGCAGTTAGCTGAGCGCCGTTTCCAGTAGGTAGCTCAGCGATGCTGAGGCTTACACCTATAGCGAGCAGGGCGCTCGCTATTCCTGTAGCCGCTATGCGGCGGTGCCGCCGACGACAGTGATCACACGGTCGTCGGCGACTCCGCTGCGGCTGCTTGTTAGCAGCCATCATAGGGGGACCAGTTAGACGCGCCATTAGGAGTAGCCATGGCGTTGTCGAACACTGCATTCTGTTCGGATACGGACGCGTTGCCGAAGTCCGACGGGTTGCCTCCATAGGCTGCCCACGTGCTCGCACTGAACTGATAGAGCCCGTAGTGACCTGAGGAGTTCATGACTTGAGAGTTGCCACCTGACTCGCGGCTGATCACGCATGCTTGAAACGACCCTGACGGGGCCTGGGGTGCGGGAGCGACATAAACACTTTTAGTGCTTGCGCTGCTCCCGCTTGAGCTTGCGGGCGTGATCGGTTGTGCTGCGGTAGTAGTTATCTCGGTCTGAATGGCTGCCGCGTTGCACTTGAACTGTAGACGCTGTCCTGCATAGATCATATTGGGGTTGCCCCCCACCACGTCTGCGTTCTGCTGATAGACTCCGGTCCAGTCGCTAGCGTTTCCGCACGCTCTAGCCGCGATCGACGACAAGGTGTCGCCAGGCTGGACCGTGTAGTAGTGGATCGTCGCTGCGGCTGCTACGCCTGCAATTCCTACGGCTGCGTAGCTTACGACTTTGCGACGGGAAACGTGGTGGCTAACGATGCGATCGAAGATCTTTTCAGACAGGTTCCGCATTGATAACTCCTAACGGTTGACTATAGAACAAGTTCCTGGTCGGAGGATGAGGCTACCTCCTTAGGGTTGTCAATGTTTCCGACGAGGAACTTATAGTCGAGCACGTAGTTGATCGTATTCCGAATGTGTTCGTTGTCTTGTCGATGAGGACCGAGCAGTCTGAGCAGTGAATCTGCTAGAGCTGGATTTGGCGAGATTGAGAATGCCCTGGCAGCTTTGTCAACGGCTTTTCGCTCTTCAGGAGTCATGAGGCTGCCTGCATGGGCTCATGGTTCGGGTAGCAGAGCTTATGCTGGAACTTGAGCCGATAAGTCTTGCGCCTCGGGACGTATTCCCATGAGCATCCATAACAATTGGACGGTCGCTGCACACGTTCCTCCGTGCTCTGAAATGGTTCGAATCGGTAGTTGCCTGTTCGATGCGCTGTCGAGCGGGCCTCATTACTCTCAGCTCTCTCTTGTCGGTTGACTTCTTGCTTGTTCACGACGTCTCCTTCTTTGTGCTGCTTCGGCTGCGATATAGATAGGGTCGAAATTCTTCGGTATTAAACCGAAGAGATGAGCAGTCAGAATGCTCCAGCAGGTGCAGATAAGAATTTTGCCTGATGGTGACTTGAGACCACGTCTGAACGCTCTTGTTAGCTGTTCGTCTTCTTCGACGATATAGTCCCAAATAGCGATTTCGATCGTTACGTAAACCCACCCCGCCGAGCCTTTAAGAAGGCGTTGCGTGATGGGCTGAGTGGTGTTGTTCATTTTGATTCTACCTCACGGCCTGTTGGCAGCGTACCGTGAGTGTGGAACCATTTAATACAATAGCTACAATATACGCCGTCCACTAGCAGTCTCCACCAACGGCAGTTATGACAGTAGTGCATCTCGTATTGTGCTCCCTGGTTTGTCTGAGCGTCAGCGCCCAGGTTTGAAATGATACAGTGTGGTTGCTCACGTCCGCATGCATGTCCAAGGAGCGATATTGTATGGATTCAACATGGTCTTGGTTGAATTCGGTCATCGCTCTCTCTCCTCTCGCGATTCGTTCCACGTAAGAAATGAGACTGTATGTTCTTGTTTATCCGTATTTATTCTGATTGTCAGACCAAGTTGTGTTGCTTGATAACGTAGTCTGTGTGTTACTCTCGGAAAATCAGCAGGATTAACCTGCCTAGCTGTTTTCCATTGACCATCTTGGGCTGATTCTCTCAGCTCCCGGCTATAGTCTGCCGTTGTCATCTTGTTTTTCTCTCTATCTAATTATCACATAAGTACTAGCTTTTTTACAATAGTTTCAGCGAAAAAAGCTCTAGTTATTTTTTGCAATGCAATTACGGTTCGTACTAATCGTCGAACGTTATATAAAGGTCGAGCTCGATACGCTCTCGAGCTTTAATCCTTGGCACTACTATGGCACTTTTTCTGACATTAACTAGAAAGCCATCAGTTCCGTAAATGTCGGCTGGACCATTGTATGGCTCGAACGGCCCTTCACCTTCTGCACACGCTTTTGCGCCGCCATGGTGAAATTCGATATGAGTGATAGGGATAGTATGTGATTTCCATTGGATATAACCGAGTTCTGACATTTTCTTACCTACCAGCACTGATCTACGGCTTCTCGCTTGTAGTGATACTCATCGCGACATCCATAACCGTCTCGTTTGCAGTTATGATAGCCTCCGTCGAACCGGAGTACCTTAGGAACTAGTTTTTGTTCTAGTGTCGTCCAGTCGATGTTTGGTATTGTTGCACGAACCTCTAGAGGGTTAGCTCTTGCGGCGTCCCAGTCGACGTTGAATCCGCAGTCTCTAACCTTACTGTCGGTTTTGAAGATGTTAGTCTGGACGATGAGGAGGTAATCGTGAACCGTATGCTTCCATTGACCAAGTGCGTTTCCGATATCGAGCTCGGAAGAAATATCGACGTTGGTGAAAAATCCGTCAGTGTTCCATCGATAAACAGTACCATAGTTCTTGACAGTTCTTTGCATCGCATCAATGAGCCGAGCTCGTGTCGTTCCGCGTATGTAAGTTCCCAAGTCTGGACGGAACGTTGGTAGCTTGGCTGATAGAAACTTTCCCGGCAAGACACTTTGAGTCACCTTCAGGATTCGTGCGGTAGGCTTTCCTTCTAGTTTCTTACGGGCATCATCTAGTGCTTGTGCGAACTCGCCTAGCTGCGGAAATTCGAGCATGGTAGAGGCGTAAGCACTAACTAGATCGTATTCGTGGATAGGTCCTGGGATATATCCACATGCTGCTGATCCGATTTCGGCTGTAGAGTCGAATCCATGTTTTACTATCGGTATACGATCTAGGTCGATCTTCATTTCGTGAAATAGAAAGTCGGCTATTGATGAATTTCGGAACCAACGGTTCTGGTATGCTCGTAGTCCGACTTCGGCTAGTTCTGTTCGAGCCTGTTCCATGATTGTAGGTGGATCATTAGTTCCGTATAGAGCCGCTGTTTTTGCACGTGACTGCAAGAAAAAAGGACGAACGTCGAAGATGTGGTTAGTCCTCTTAGGATTAGACCCTACTTGGTACCACAGTTCTCCACCTGTAACTTGGGTGCCTTCTTTGTAGGTATGCATACATACCTTGCCCCAAGATGTAGGTATCGGAATTCCTTCGCTGAAGATGATACGTTGCTTGTTGTCTTGAAACGTGTCTGCGATACGTTTGGCTACTTTTCGTAGGTCTCCGTAGCAGACCTGTGTGCCTTCAAGGTCTGCGAAGTGTGTAGTAAGCGGAACGAAGACGTGACGTCTTTTGGCTAGTTCGCGTTCTCGGGCGAGCTTCTTTCTGGCTTCCGGAGTAAGCTTAGAAGGCTTCGGAGCGTCGCTGACATCCCAGCTATCGAACTTTTGCATGCCCGCCCCAAGCTTTGATTTTCTTGGCGTATCGCTTCTCTGCGAGCCGGTTCAGTGGCATGATGAGATAGGCGCGGTGTGACTTCAAGATCGTGAAGCCGCAGAAGTATCCGTGCTGAGTTAGCTTTCGGACGTCATCTACGTGGCCGATATAAAGGATACCCCAGCGATACCAGAATTGATTCCAGCGACGCTTTAGGGCCTTGAGTCTAAGAGATTCGGACATCACGTATCTCCGTAGTCTACTTCATTCGGGCTCATTGGACGACCTAGTTTCTGACTCCAGAGTCTGCGCCAGCCGCCCCGTTTAATTGTATCGCGTGCGTAGAATGCATTCCATAGAACGTCGCGGTTTTCTTCGGCATTAGTTAGGAGACTAGGGTCTTCGCGTTGAACACGTAGCCACTCGAGCTCGAAGTAGGGGTCATTGAACTTGGTGTCTCCGTCGACTTCCCGAACTCTTTCACGGACGATTGTGCGATATCGGACTCTTTCCGACTCTCCCAATGGACTGCTTGGTAGTCCTAGGTTGAACATGCGTCGCATTTCTTCTTCCGACCGATATATTACTCGGCCGCGCTCATCTACCCTACCTCCGCGTAGACCTGCGAATCTTGCTGTGAGTGCTACCCAATCAGCATCACTAACGGTCAACCAGCTCGCCACCCTAAGTCCGCCTTAGAGAACTGAAACCAAACGACTTTTCCACGAACGTGGATCTTGACCGGTATATTTCGTTTACGCGCTTGGTAACGTAGTAGCGTTCGGAAGCTCTTAGGAGTAGCGTCGAAGTCTTCGTCTTGTATTGCTTTCCAGATACTGCCGTCTGTTAGCGTTTCCCAGTCGTACTTAGAAGGGCGGCCGATCTTTGGAGCCACATCATCTCGCGCTTAGTGCCATAGAACATGGAGCGAAGAGGAGCGGGTGGCCCCAGCCCCAGGTGCCTTCGTGTAGGTGTACAGGTATAGAATGTGCCCAACCATTCGGGTCATCTGTCCAGCCTGCGTCGAGAATAGGTGCTCCGCATATTGCACAATAACCTATTATGTGCCTGATGTAGACAGGGATACCGTTCATACGATGCTCGCCGTTCGTGTGAGGTACATCGAGCAAGGACCGTAGCCTAGTGCATTCGGCGTAGGCTTGATAGGGCGACCATTACATGCTGGAACTGAGTGAGTCCAGCCGTTAGGATCGTCGGTCCACCCCGCATCAAGAAGCGGCCCGCTGCATCTTGGACACCGACCGACTCTGTGACGTATATAGACAGGTGTTATCATAGGATGCCTGGCATGTTCGGAGTTGGAGGACTTATTAGTTTTGTAACAAGTTCAGGCTTTATGAGCGCTTTGGCAATAGCCATTGCAGTTGGCTCGTCGGGACCACACCAGGCGATCCAAATGTAGAGAGCAGTATTACCTGAAGCCCAGCCGAACTTCTTGAATTGATAAATGTGGGTCTTGTTCGTATTAGGGTCGATCGTCTCGAGGCCGCCCGCTCCTCTCTCGATCGGATGCTCTTGGTCTTTTAGCGGGCCATTTAGGTAGACAGGACTGATTTGGTAGTTCATAGCAGCGCCGGTGTCCTTGAAAGATGATGCGTTCGTTCGTCGAAGAAGACTGGAAATTCAGGCATGTCAGACTCTAGTCGTCCTGTGGCGCTGAAGTACCGAACGCCCTTTTCATCAGCCTCATATTCCTCGTCATCGCTTCGGCCTGCGCCTCCGATGCGATACGACCAGAGAGCGTCGGCTGCGTCTCCGAAAACACTACCACCTCGCGCCCTCCGTTGAGCGTTATGCCCCGTATGGTGAACCAGGAGGATGTCGATACCACCAGCTTCGTAGGCCAGTTCGTTGAATCCTTCGACAAGTGCTCCACCTCCGTCTGATGAGTTGCTATTCTCGTTCAGGTTGAACACACGAATGAGCGGTCCTAGAGGGTCGACGACGAGGACCTTAACATTGAAGTCCTTAAGCATCGTTGCAATGCGGCCGCGGATCGTATCACTAATGATATTGAACGATTTGGCTTGACCTCGCAGGTTGAGGACGAGAGAGTTACTAGGCAGATTGAAAGGCCTAGCGTAGTGCTGTTGCGTGCGCTCGTCTACCTCGAGATTAACGTCAAGGATAGTTTCATCAGGACCGATCGGAATAACGGACTGTCCTAGAAAAGGTTCGTCGCGAGCTAGACAGCGCAGGAGGTTGAGCTTTAGAGTGCTCTTGCCAGACTTGTATCTAGCTGCGAGCAAGACAGTTCCACCGAACGGCCAGAGCTGGTCGATGCGATATCGTGGTGCGTGGAAGTCGATGGCTAGAAAGTCTGGATACAACTGCGGAGCTGGAAGCGAGTACTCCGCGTCGGCAATCATTTCGATGAGCTCATGCTTGCCTCGTTGATCACCTAGCTGCTGTTCTAGGAACATCTGGGCGCGTTTCTGGATAGCTTTGCTACTAGGCGGAGGTACCGGGAGCTCATCGATATCTAGTTCTGGCACTTCTTACTGCGCCTTAGCAACTAGAGCTCGGATCAGTTGACCTGTGAGATATAGGGCTTGCTGTTCGGTAAATCCTGCACTTACTAGAGACAGATGATATTCATGAACTTGGGCTGCGCTTTCTTGGAGCTCCGTGAACGGCTCCTGTGGATGCCTATTCGACGGAGGTGTCGGCATCGACTACTTCCTCTTCTGTCTTCTTAGTGAACTGGAACTCGACTACTCCAGGCTCTGGGCTGCCTGTAACTACGCTGAGACCTTGCTGACGAGCTCGTAGATGTAGTGCAGTCTGGAAGCTAGCAGGACTGCAGTTGAAGTCCTTGTCTTTTTTAGCGCTCCAGACGGATCCATCTGTCCATTCCTGCCATGGGTACCACCGCCTCCTACGCGGTTCTGTGGCACCCTCGACACGCTCAGCCATTTGTATTGTGACCTCTCTCTAGGATTTTCTCGGATTATCTCGCATATGAAAATTATATCACGAGACAACAGAGCTAAGCAATAGGTTCTTGTGAGTTTTCTTGAAAATTTATAGAGCGTCTCACGTGCGGGTTACTAGTATCTAGTATATAATGGAGTTAAGGAGCGTAGAGGGAGAGTTATGTCCAATCAGCATGCGTCAAAGTATTACTTTGGACCAGGCACCGAGACGAATGCTGGTTCAGGGACGATCGATACGTACGTAGAAATCGAGACTGCGCCGGCCGCGCTTTCTGACACGCCCGCAGACTTCTCGACCCCGCAGCCAGGTCTCAACGCACCAGTCGTTCAAGACAAGCGGCGCGGTTCTTCATGAGCGACCAGCATGCGCTGAACTACTACGCGGCACCTGGGCGGGAGACAGCGACGCAAGCTGGTCCTGTCCAAAATTGGCAGATCTCGGCCGACACTATTTCTGGACCTGTTGGACAGGACTTCTCCGGAGGCTCGAACCAGTGTGACTTTGCTGGTCTGAGCGAGATGACTCCTAGCGATGTTGTCAACTCAGGTCGAGGACCAATAGATCCAGCCTCGACTTCAGATATGGGCATCATACCAACTGTTTAGGAGGAACAAATGGCTGACAATCATGGTGCGGCCTACAATCACTCTCCGGAAGTGAACGCTCAGTCCGGGAACCTGCCTTGGCAGCAACCTGATGACTCCAACGGCTTCGTTGGGATCGGTGGGTACCAGTCGCGCAACGATGGCGACAACGACACCGACGACGTTGGCTCGTACCCATCGATTCCAGCTACTGGCCAGTTCATGACGGATCGGCAGCGCGGCTTCCAAGATGACGGCGGAGGCTGGAACTAGATGGCCCATGATGGCGCGGTCAATGCAGGTACTTCGGCTACCTTGCTCTGCACGTCAAGTCCAGTCTTGACGCTGAGGAACACTGGCACGGTAGCTGTTGGCATCGGCGGGCCTGGTGTCACTACAGGTAATGCGGTAGCGACACTGCCTCCGAATATGCCTGTGCCGGTGGTCCTTGATGCTGCAGCGCTCGGCTTGCTCGGTAAGCCTGTTTATGCGGTCTCTGGGACCGCAGGCCAGAACGTCGTTTTCCACTCGCATGCGTTCGGAGCTTAGCTGATAAATGGAACGTCAAGGGTACTTTTTCGAGAACGATCCAGCTTTTAGTACTGAGCCGGAAGAGTTCGAGTACCCTGACTTCCTACTTCACCTGATCGATCGTCCTCAGGGGCCGGAGTGGTTTCAGAATTATCTTCGGTCCCTGGACAGATCTGTACTGGCTGGCAACGAGCCTATAGCGCGGGCAGCACTAACTAAAGAAGACCCGCTTCTTTTTGCACTAACGTATCTCTCTCACCACTTGTACTCCGTTGAGACGCATGACAAGTTGTCGTTTGCGGAGTTTCATCTGGACTTGCTGGAGCATGCCAAGTCCTGGATGGAGAAGGCTCATGATCCTCGCGAGCACCGTGACTCATACGTAGCACCTCGCGGTTGCGGCAAGAGTACTTGGCTGTTCTTGCTGCTTCCTGTTTGGGCAGCTGCACATAAGCATGTCAAGTTCATCGTTGCGTTCTCAGACTCTGCCGAACAGGCAAAGAACCACCTAGCGACGATCCGCGGTGAACTCGACACCAATGATCTGCTGCAGCAGGACTTCAGTGACCTCTGTGAGCCTAAGGTTCGTCGGCAGGGTGGAGCGCTCGGCAAGAAGCTAGTCGCGAGTCGCGTCGACATGATTGAGCAGCGTAACGGCTTCGTCATGATGGCTAAGGGCTCTGGTACTGCAGCGCGCGGTCTTAAGGTCGGTAAGATGCGACCTGACTTGATCGTCCTCGATGACATTGAGCCTGGTGAAGAAAACTACAGTCCGACGATTATGCGTCACCGCTTGCGCTGGATGCTTGAGACGGTATTTCACCTGAACGAGTTCGCGCGCGTGATTATCGTCGGAACTGTTACTGCTCCTGGATCGATCATGCACCAGCTGGTTGAATATCAGCTGCACCCTGAAGATGTCGATGAGTCAGAAGACTGGATCCAAGACCAGAACATTCAGGTTCATTACTACCCTCCGATCCTCCTGAACGATGATGGTACTGAGCGATCCTGCTGGCCGGGTAAGTGGCCAATCGCATATCTGAAGAAGCATGAGCACACGAAGGAATTCAAGAAGGAGTTCCTCAATCAGCCAGTCTCGTTGAATGGAACGTACTGGTCGGCCGAGGACTACATCTATGCGAACCTTCCCACGGTGCGTACTGTACTCGCGATTGACCCTGCGGTAACTTCGCACGAGAACTCTCACGATACTGGTTTGGCGATCGTTGGTCTATGGCACCCTAGGGCACAGTTGCCTCTAGAAGACGACCTGCCTGAACAGCTTCAGGGCACGATGCTTCAGCCTAAGGTTGTAGTGAAGTTCGCTACGATCCTGCACTTGCCGCCAAAGCAGCTACGTGAATCTGTTCTGTGGTATCTCGAGCAGTGGCCTGAAATCGGCGAGATGGTTGTTGAGTCGAACCAGGGTGGCGACACATGGAGTATGGTGTTCCATCATATTCCAGTTAAGCTGAAGCTAACCTGGAGTAGCTTGTCGAAAGCAATCCGACAGACGAGGATGCTAAATCTGTACCAGCGTGGTCGGATCATACACGCGAGCCCATTGCCGCGTCTAGAGCAGACGCAGTGTGCGTATGACGGCGGCGAAGACAAGGACATCCTCGATGCTGTTGAAATCGGTGCGCGACACTTCCTGACGATTCCTAAGAAGGTTAGTGGCGGAACATACAGCTACGGTAGGCGTACGCCTTTGGGAGTAAGCGAAAATGGCTAACGACCTGTCTCAAAGAGGCGCGATGATGCCGGGGAATACTTTCCTCGGTATGGCCATTCCGCGACCTGCACCTGAACCTGAGGATGACCCAGGAGCTGACCTGCGAAATGGCGTCCTGAGCCTGGATGAGTCTCAGATGGACTATGTTAAGGCAATTCAGTACTACAACGGTACGATGCCTGAGTTCTTTGCATCGCTCCGTTTGAGGATTGCCATGGGTGCGACTGGTGTCGTATTCAACTTCAACTTTGCCAAGCTACCTGTTGATGCAGTAGCTGAACGTCTTGAGGTTGCTTCCATTTTCACGGAAGATCAGACGTCGCTTGGTATCATTCGTGAGGCTTGGCTAGACAATAATCTAGACTTGAACGCGCCTGACGTGATGAAAAAGGCTTGCAAGCTTGGTGACGCGTATCTCTTTGTTTGGCCTAGTGCTACAGGAGAAGTCGACGAGCAGGGTAATGCGAAGATCGATATCTTCTACCAGTCACCACGCGTCATGCGCGTCTTCTACGACGACGAGAACGAGAACGAGAAGCAGTACGCGATTAAGCGTTGGCAGGATAGTCGCTCTGGCTTTACGTTTGCGAACTTGTACTACCCGGATCGCATCGAGAAGTATATGCTCGCTCCTCAGCCACAGTCAGGTGAAAAGCCTAAGTGGGAGAAGCGGCTCGACGAGAGTGACAACGGCGAATGGCCTCTAGAGAATCCGTTTGGCGAAGTCCCTGTCTTTCACTTTCGCAGTGAGTTCCCATACGGTGTACCTGAGCATGTAAATGCTTACGGACCTCAGGATGCGATTCACAAGCTTATCGTGAGTCACATGGCGTCGGTTGACTACAACGCGTTTCCGCAGCGCTGGGCAATTCTAGATTCAGGGTATGACACTTCTGAAGCTGCCATGGGCGATGAGGGTGAGTACGCGTTCTCGATCGATACAGGTGCGACTCTCGATCAAGGCATGGATCCGAAGTCGCAGTTGACTGCAGATCCAGCTTCGGTCTGGTTCATGAAGGGAATCTCGTCCTATGGACAGTTCCCGGTCGGCGATCCTGCAGCGTTTCTAGATCCATTTATGCAGTATATTCACGCAATGGCCGTGATCACACAGACTCCGATGCATTTCCTCGATCCAATCGTGTCAAATGTGTCGGGTGAGTCCCTGAGAGTTATCGAAGCGCCCTTCGCGAGGAAGGTGCGCAACCGTCAGCTGTCGTTTGGTGCGACTTGGCGGGACTTGTTTAGGTTCGTTCTGAAGCTGAAGGGTCAAGCGAATCCTGCGAAGGTACAGGTTCACTGGGTTCCAGCAGCGACAGTTAACGACCTAGCGACTCTACAGGGACAGCTAATCAAGGGGCAAATCGGAGTCCCAGATCGACAGCTCCTCGAGGAGCAGGGTTACACGCCTGAGCAACTCGATACATGGGGAGTGACGATCGAGGTCGGGAGTCAAGCCAGTCGCACTATTGCGGCCGAGACTTTCGATACTGAAGAGGACGAAGGCGAGCCTGGAACAAGTGAGGAGGTATGACCGCGATGGTGATGCTTCCAGAGGGAGGGCGAGATGCCTAAGGATACTACTGACGTTACCGATGACGTTACTGAGGACGTTACGGACGACGTTACCGACGACGACGTTACCGACGACAGTACTGACGATACGGATGACGTTACCGACGACGAAGGTCAGAACGACAAGAAGGATGGCAGCCAAGGCAAGAAGCCTGCAGCCAAGCCTTCGACGCGTCCAGCACCTGCGAAGACTGGCGACGACGATCCGACGGCAGGACTGAAGAAGGCGCTTACAGCAGAGCGTACGCGTGCTCGTAACCTTGAACGAGAGTTCAAGGAGCTTCAGAAGAAGCATGCGACCGCTGAAGAGCGGCAGCTTCTGGAGGCTAAGGAGCAGGCAGCGGCCGAGGCTGAAGAGCGTGTCAAGGGTCCACTCATTAAGGCGCTAGCTGCGTCTGAACTGAGAGGAGCTGGTGTCCAGTCAGGTACCGCCAAGCTAGTAGGTCTGCTTGACCTAAGCAAGGTCGAGCTGGGTGATGATGGCGAGCTAGTCGGTCTGGAAGAGCAGATCGAAGAGCTGAAGGAAGAGTTCCCGAATCTGTTTGCAGCCTCGACAGGGAATGGCGTGAAGGCGGCGCCAAACGCTAACGGAGGTTCGGGTTCGAAGTCGGGGCGTACGAAGGATAGGAGTGGCGAGGATCCGAAGCCGAAGGGCTTCGCGCAACTCCTAGCCGATCAGGTCACAGGGGCGATGCCTCTGGGACAAGGAATGGCAGGCAGATAAGTCGGCCACCGTTGGGTGACGACTTGAAAGGTGGGTGTTAAAGTTGGCTGCGTCAACTTTTTCGAACTGGATCCCAGTTGAGTATGGGGCCCAGGTCATCCAGAGGGTCACCCAGCACAGCGCTGTGGAGACTTACGGTCAGTCGGTCATGATGACCTCGAACTCGCGATACATCTCGCGAGACCAGGGCATCGAGGCTGGCCTGGTCGCCAAGGGCAGCACCTACGCCGTCGGCGGTGGCTCGCAGGGCATGGGTTCCAACGATGACGTTGAGGACGCTGTTCTGCTGACCGCAGGCAAGTGGGGCACGGAGGTGGACATCGCCGAAGAGGACATCATGGACTCTCTGGCGGACATCATCAACTCCAAGTCCAACGCGATCGGTACCGCTCTCGCGAAGGTGTACGACAACGTTTCTATCGGTGTCAATGCGGCTCCGGGCACTTCGAACGCGCAGACCACATCGGTCTACTACGGCCTGACGCACGCCGACGCGAACACGGGCTACACCGCCAACGCGAACGTGATCGCCACCGGCGCGGGTACGGGAGGCCTGCCGACCTACTCGCAGCTCTCGACGGCCCTGAGCTTTGTCGAGCAGGGCGACTACTTCAACGAGGAGGACATGATCTGCATCGCTCACCCGTTCTTCAGGAACGGACTGCGACAGGTCAAGGACACGCAGGGTCGCCCGATCTTCCAGGAGAGCTCCGGAGGGTTCCCAGGCGGCGGCCAGGGCGCGTCTCCGGACACCATCTTCCGGATTCCTGTGTTCTGGAGCCTCGGCGCGAACGTGACGACCGCGCCGTCGAGCAAGTTCGCCACGCCGAACTACGCCACGTCAGGGTCGGCCGCCGCTGGCACGGCAGGCAACAGGCTCCTGGTCTTCTGCAACCGTCTGTACGTGCTGTCGGGCAAGCGGACCACGAACCCGAACAACCCTGCCGCAACGCCCGAGTTCCAGATCGTGCCGCCGATGTACTCAGGTACGGACACGACCATCCTTCGTGGCCGCATGAGGCGCGCGTTCTCGATGGGTCACGAGAACGCCTTCGCGCTTCTCGAAGCGACTGGCTGACACATCGAGTTCGGGGACGGGCGGTATCTCAGGCTGCCCGTCCCCTCTTCGAGGAAGGAGCCTGATATGGCTGAAGAGGAAAAGGACGACGAGGCGCAGGCAGGCCTTGTAGAGAAGGGTGGCGAGTACTCGAAGACGAAGGCCAAGTCGGCTTCGACGAGTGAGTTCTCGAAGACATACCGGCTCCAGATCTGGCCGCCGACGCCTAGCGATGAGACGCTGGCTGAGGTTGTCGAGCTGTGGCAGTCTGACGCTCGCGAACAAGGTCTCGTACCTGCTAAGACTGCAGACACCAAGGTCAGTGGTGAAGGCGGTCTTACGTTCGTCGAGGTCACTGGTCGGGTCAAGAAGGCGGCAGACAAGTGACTATTCAGCTCGGCGCTACGTTCGTTAATGCGCTGCTGGCCTACGACGCAACGGCGCACACTGCATCGGTGGCTGACCAGCTCGGTGGAGGCACGCTAGTAGTCTACTCCGGCACGAAGCCTACGACGGTAGACACAGCGCTGTCCGGTAACACAGCTCTTGCAACCTTTTCGTTTGCAGCTGCGGCCAGCTGGGCAGCGTCTTCTGGCGGTGTTCAGAACCTGGACATTCCGACAACGACGGTAACTGCTTCAGCCTCGGGAACAGCAACCTTCTTTAGGATCCTGAACTCGAGCGGTACTGCTCTGATTCAGGGCACTGTTGCCACTTCGGGCGGCGACTTCAACTTGTCGTCGACGACGGTTACATCTGGCGACAACGTGTCGATCACTGGAACTCCAAGCATTGCCTGGCCGATTACCTAGTAGACGACTGCTAGTTGCTAGTGAGTGTTCGTGGCGGCGAGGAGGCGAACTGAGCCATGGCTACACTGCGCGGCTATGGTACCTGCTCGCCGTCATTTACGACTCAAACGGCTGTTACATTTTCGTACACTTCAGGCGCTGGAACCCCTGCGTTTACCTGGTCTACCGCGCCGTCTGTGGGAGACCTGGTAATCTTTACTGCAGCATTCTATGCTGCAGGACTTACGGTCACGCATTCAGGTGGCACTCTAGACGGATTTAATTTTAGTTCTAACACTGCTGGTCTAACAACAGCTATCGGCTGGAGAACTTTCCAAAGCGGAGATACTGCTCCGGTCTTTTCTTGCGGTGCAACTGCCGAGCAGTTTACGGCGTTTATGCTGGCGTATACTCCAGCTGCTGGAAAGTATGTCACGGTTGACACTACTGCGTGCAATAACACGACGGCAGCAGGTAGAACATATACGCCGCCAGCAGCTAGCGCTGTAGGCAGCGGCGAAATTAGTGTCATTATCAACTTGGCTTTTGGACAGACTGCTGGGTTGTCTGCGATTAGTCAGACTCTGCCTACTACACCTGGCTCTTATACAGCTTATGTCGGTTCTAGTGCTTATACAGGTGCGAGCGTTCGTCACGCTAGTTTTGCTGGCGGCGGGTCTCTAACAGGTCAGGGACCGGGCAGTATTGCACCAGGCTCGGAATCTGTTAACCCAGCTTCGGTCAACAATACACAGTGTAACGTTTATCAGGTTCTGCTCAAGGAAACCTCCTGGTCAGTCCTCCAGTCAGCCGGAAACACTAGCGCTGGGGCTACTCTCTCGGCGGTTTACCCGTCGAACTTGTCCTCGGGTACCAAGCTCATCGCCGCAGTTGGCATCGCGACTAACAACACGGGCGCGGTTACTGTCTCGGACGGCACGAACAGCTTTACCCAGCTCGTGCATACCGGTCCCACGTCGACTGACCTGTCGAACTTCTACTTGTTCGCGCTCGATACCCCTGCGGGTGATGTCGGAACTAAGCCGACGATCACGGTAACCGGCGCAGCGAGCAACGGGGCTGCGGTTACCATCCTGGAAGTAGCCGGGCTGCTCGCCGGGAATACCACGGCCTGCCTGGACGGGACAGCTGGGGCGTTTAGCGGTGTTAAGAGCGGTGGAGGCACGTCCAGCCCTACGGTACCGGCGTACGTCAGCACAGTCGCGAACGAGTTCCTGGTTAACATCGAATTCGACGACGGCGACTCCGGCTCTACCTGGACGGCCCCGGCCGGGTACACGACTGTGACTGGCACGCCTAATGGCAATAGTGACGCCAACATTGGGTTCGCCTACAAGAACTCCACCGGGGGAACCGAAACAGGCACGTTCTCGGTAACCAGCAGCGGCGGCGAAGCCTGGGGAGTAATCCTTGTCGCATTCAAGTTGACAGGTGGCGGTGGAGGCACTGAGAGCGGCACATTCGCGATTACGTTGCCTGCTCCGACTACATCATTGAGCGGGACGGCACAGCAGACTGAATCTGGCGCGTTTAATATTACGTTGTCTGTTCCGACTACATCATTGAGCGGAACAGCACAACATACAGAGTCTGGCGCGTTTAATATCACGCTTCCGACTCTAACAGCTTCGTTGAGTGCCAAGCTTATCCATGAGCACGGCACCTTTAATATTGCGCTCCCAGTTCCCACGACAGCACTAACTGGTTCAGCACAGCATACTGAATCTGGCTCATTCAATCTCACGCTTCCAGTACCGACGGTTTCACTAGCCGCAAAGCTTATTCATGAGCACGGTACGTTCAATACTACGTTGCCGACGCTGATATCGAGTTTGTCGGGTACAGCTCAGCATACCGAGTCGGGCTCGTTTAATATTGTTCTGCCAGTACCGACAGTTTCGCTAGTAGGCTCGAAAACTGGCGGCGAATCTGGCTCGTTCAATATTGTATTGCTGATTCCAGCTTCAAGCCTTTCGGCTAAAGTTGTTGAGCATGGTTCATTTAATATTACGTTGCCGACGCTGACATCGAGTTTGTCGGGTACAGCACAGCATACTGAAACAGGCTCGTTCAATATTACGTTGCCTACTTTGACGTCAAGTCTAACGGGCAAGGTTATTGAACATGGACCGTTCAATATTACTTTGCCGATGCTGACGTCGAGTCTAGTCGGGCATCCTCAGCATACTGAATCAGGGCCGCTTGGACCGTCTAATACAATAGTATTGCCGACCTTGACGACGAGTCTATCCGGTGCTATCCTTTCGACCACTATTAGCGGCCCGTTTGTTATATGGCTACCTCCGGGAGTTCGGCTGCAAGAGGCGGGTACGTTTAACGTAACGCTCCCGCAGCTAACAACGAATCTGTCGGGAACTGTTCAGTTCACTGAGAGCGGTCCGTTTAACATCGTTCTGCCTGCTCCTAGGCTTGTGCTAACTGCTCGCTATAATGCTGAGCGAGGACCGTTTAATCTAGTTCTGCCTAAACCTTCCACTCTGATTGCGGGTCTTGCTCAGCAGACGATTACAGGATCTCTCGTAATCGTGTTGCCGGCATTGAGCGGTCAAATTAATGCAGCACGGGTACATGATGGAACGTTGCTAATTTGGCTAGGCTTCGGGGGGATGGGGCTCGAAGGCAGGTTCCGTGATCATGCCTTGAACTTCAAGTTTCCGCCTCAGGAGTCAATCCGTATTCCAGAACCAGTGCTAGCGTTGCAAGGCACAGTACAGCGTCCAAGGCTAGGACCTGGAGACGCTCATGTCTCAGGCTACCTAGAGGCCAGGAAGACTAGGCAGGGTCGTCGTAGGCAATTGAAGGAAGCTCGACAGCGGGCAGGTACTATTCATAAGACTGGCCTAGAAGGGGCGGATGAGACCTATGGCGACGCCTAACGTAACTAATACTTGGGCTACGGCAGCAGATGTGCTGAACATTACAGGGCAGACGGTTACCGATGCTCAAGTGCAGTTCGCAGGTTCTATTATCGATCTCTTTACTGGTCGTCCATACACGTTCGAATGGACCGATCCGAGTTCGGGCACCGTGATTACGTACGCCTGGTATGAAAACGTGGGAGCTACGGATGTGTACTATCTGAAGCTCGCCGTTGTTTATCAGACGCTCTGGATTCAGCAACAGCCCGACCTATACACGCGGCTGGACGTAGATTCCATTCAGACTATGCGTGCACCTATTAAGCTGCAGAACCCCAATGCGTTGATGATCGGGCCACTAGTTCGTAAGTCACTGTCTAGGATCTCGTGGCTACGTACTCGTGCTCTACATGTTAGGTCTCCGTTCGAGGACCTATATGCAGCGAACAGTGTCAACTTCGGCGAGTTCGTGTTTCCCTGGTCACCTATATCAGGATACGGAGGAGCTCCGAGTGGGCCCGATTACTAGTCCGTGGAGATGCTATCGATGCGGCAAGCCCTTTATTCATGCAAGACTGCTTGTTAGTCATCTGGAGCGAATCCACAATGAACGGCCTGAGATGAGGTGTGTGCATGTACGCACTAGCTAACACGACCGTATCGATTCTACGAAGTACTCAGACTGATAGCTTCGGTGACGTAGAAGACAGCATGCAACCGATCGTTACAGGCCTGATCGCGTTCATCAGCTATCCGACCATGAGCCCTTTGCGACCGATCGTGCTCGGGAGCACTATCTTCGAGCCTAGCAGTCCCGAGCCGAGTACACTTAGGCTAGCAGCTTGTGCTCTGCCTTCAGGTACAGACATACGTAATACGGATCAGATCCTCGACGAATTTACTAACCTGGTCTACGAAGTGTATCAGGTAACAGCTCTAGGAAATGCAGGTGCGACTCCGGATCTAATACTTACCTTGAAGCGTGTAACCACAACTGAACAGGCTTGAGGAGGCGTAGTGAACACGCTTTTGGTACTAACCGGACTCCTTGGCGTGGCTCTAGTGGTCGCTACGGCCGCAGGTGGGTACTTTGCCTTTAAGGTCTCAAAGAACAGTCAGCTGATTACGATCTATCAAGGAACTGCGAATGCCTGGCAACAGCGAGCCGCAGCCTATGAGGATCAAATAAAGGCCTTGCAAACACAGGACCAAGCTAAGACCCTGCAGATAGCAGATCAGGACAAGAAGATAGCTGATCTCAATGGTCAAGTAACTATGCTAAAGGAAATGGCTACAGGTAGCCAGATACTTGGGCAGCTGGTAGCAAAGGTCGACCATATAACAACACTGCTGGAGGTACAGCCTCGTGCATGAAATACCACCACTGCCAGAGCAGCCGCCTATCCAGCCTCTTAGTGATGAGCAGACTAGGGAGTTGCTAGAGCAAGCTACCCGACAGGGGATGCGTACGCTCTGGTGGCTAATCGCTGTTCAGACGCTTGTGATCGTTGGACTGGTCGCAGCGGTCGTTTATCTGCTGGTGAGTAATGCCAACGCGACCCGCAATACCCAGCTAGCTATTCAACAAGCCATACAGCAAGATGATGGGAAGTGGTGTGCAACGGTAGACCTTCTGACGAGTCACCCGGTAGCTAAGCCGACCAACCCTTCTTCGAATCAGTCAAGGGCGGCTAGTTATGCACTATATCAAGACTTCATGACTCTGAAGGAAGAGTTTCACTGCAGCTAGAAGAGGGAAGGAGGTCAATCATGAACGGCGATACTATCGGTAGCATCATCGTTACGGCGATCGGCGTGGCACTAGGCGTCGGCGTCGGGATCCTGTTCGGGGCCTGGCTGATCCAGCAAGCGTTCGGGGTGCTGCTGTAGATGCGGTTCCTAGGGACGATCGCGGCGCACGTGCAACGGATAACGCATAATTACATTGTGCGTTATCCTGCACACCCCGGGCGCGCTGACGATCCCTGGTACGCAGACTTTGAGGAGTTCAAACGTCGTCGACAGACGGGCGGGAGTTACTATTGTGACTTCAGTCAGCAGTTCCGTGGCGGTGACTCCTCAGAGTGTAACCTAACAGCTCCGCTAGAGGCGCACCACTCGATCATTGAGTATGCACTTCAGAACGGCGTCGACATTAAGCTCCTGGAGCAGTTCTATCCAGGTGTTTCACAAATGGGAATCGGCAAGTGGATCGATTCCGATCAGAACCTGACGCTCTTGTGTTTGTGGCACCATCGAGGGCATGGTGGTGTACACATCATTAGTGCGGCAGATTATGCGGCGTACAAGTTCGTGAGAGGACTGATCGCGTTATGTATGAAGGTGCAACTAGGACCAAGTTCGGTCGGAATCACCGTACTCCGAAGCTAGACCCGGAGCGGACGCTTTTCCACTCGGAGGAGCAACTCAAGGAGGTTAGCTGGGACATTCCGATCCCGGTACTCGACCAGGAAGACCTGTTCAAGCAGGACATCGAGGTATCGCAGTTCATCCCCGGAGCGGTGGCGGTCGACGCTCTCGGGTCATGTACAGCTCAGTCTTCGACAGCGCACGCTGCGCAGATGTCAGTCGCAGCTGGCAAGGACCTCGAGTCGCTCGAAGTCGGCTTCGGAGGCAAGGTCTGGCGTATGGCTCCGAGCTCTGCCTCGAACTCGGCAGCGGTCAACGAGAAGTGGGCCATCGTGTTCTACCACCTAGACACGGACCAGACGAATGACCCATCGTCTGAGTGGCCTCCGACGGACTGCGGCTCGGACGGTGAGTCCTGCTGTCAGATGCTAGTCAAGCAGAAGCTGGCCAAGAACTTCATCGTTCCGACGAACATCCAGGGTGCCCTGCTAGCGCTCCAGAAGGGTACGGTGATGCAGGGTGCTCCGTGGTTCAACTCGTGGATGTCTCCGGACTCTGATGGCTTCGTCGACGGAGACGGTTCGGTCGAGTCTCTAAAGGCTGCGATCCAGTCAGGCGTCGCCGGAGGTCACGAGACGACACAGCGTGCGATCGTGCAGCTCGCACAGACGAAGGTGGGCGCAATCGACCTGCAGAAGACGGTCATCAAGATCCGCAACTCGTGGAGCGAGCAGTTCGGCCTTCAAGGTGACTACCTGATCCACGCCTCGACACTCGATCTCCTAGGTCACTACGTGGACTACAAGCAGCTGGTGATCTGACATGCCTCGCTGGAAGCTGTTCCTTCGGTGGGTGTTTGACCAGTTCATCTCTCCGATCTGGCAGGCCTTCCAGCCGAAGGACACAGATGAGAAGACTAACGTCGACTCGTCAAAGTAATTTAGATGCGGGCTAGGAGCCCCTCACTAAAACTGTTTAGTATAGTTAAGTATTTAGTGAGGGGCTATAGCTTTCCTAGGTGACCTTATGATAGACTTAGAGTGAGAGCGAAAGAGCTTAACGGTGGTAGACACCAGGAGCTCGATCGTGCCGCAACCGTAGAGGGCGTGGCTAGTGCAGGTCTATATTGACCCCGATGCGATCGGGCATATTGAAGCAGACGCTGAAGAACTTCTCGTGTCGACTATTGGTCCGTTGATTGCTGCGGACGCTATTCGTTATGCCCCTAAGCGCACAGGCGCTCTCGCTGCAGGTATTGAGTACTATGCCGACGGTAATACGGTTATCATCTACTCTACCGCAGACTATTCAACCGATGTTGAATTCGGACACCGTGTATACCATCGCTTTACCGGGGTCACGGGTCCTGAGCTAGTTGAAGAGCAGCCCTTCTTGCGCCCCGCGCTCTACAAGTATCGTACGCCGTCAGACCCTGAAGGCACTCCTCCTCTTATAGCTCCAGGTGTTCAGCGTCTAGGTCGACCGCAGACCTTGGAAGCTTGGATGGCTCTTCGCGGTCGGAAGTATTGATGGCTCCGCACCCGACTAGTGAGCTAGTCGCCATGGCATGGATTGCGAGCATTCCAGCGCAGTTCGGAACTTTCACTCCTAGCATGGTTGCCACGCAGCCTCCTCCAGACCAGAACTGGCCATTGAATAAAGATGGCCTCGCGAACTTTATTACTGTAACAGTTGTCGGTGGTACACCGATGGCTGGAATGCCAATAGCGCAGCCTATTGTTGAAGTCAGAGGCTATGCAACTAAGCCTGGATCTAATAAGCCTCCATGGTTTGCAGCTAATGATCTAGTCAGCAGGATTTGGTTGGCTACGATGAGTAAGCTACCGGGAGTCTTTGGACGTCCGCTAAACATTGTTGCAAACGGCGTAGAGTACGCTTCAGCTGCATGTATTGAAGCTACTGTTCACACAGAGCCACGACGTTCGTATAGCGACCCGCGAAACTGGGCTTGCTATACCATGGATATGTCACTGTCTTGGCGGGAGGCTGCACTGATCATCCAGTAACCCGATAGTCTTGGCGGACGTAGAGAGAAGAAGAGGAGGTTAGTAATGACAATTCTTGCGCTTGGTCCGGGTGTCTCGCCTGGGTATCAAGCCCTAGTAGGAAATGGTGTACTCGACCTAACAGCGCTGACTCTGGCCTCACTGGGATCGAACACCGGTTTCACTTTTCCGAACCTACCCGGGGCGACCTTGGTCATCTGTAAGACGGTAACAGGTGACCCTGGTGCGTCAATCACTCCCGGCGCGCAGATTCTCGGTCAGAGTGTTGGTGCTATTGCTCTGCCCGAAGCGATCGCTGCACACATGTATCTGCTTGGGCCGTTCTACACGGTAGACGCCAACGCAGGCGGCAATCTGGTCCAGATCAATTTCTCGACACCCGCGAATGTGTCTGGACTCTGCGTGGTTCAGTCCGGCGGCGTTTACTAGGAGGTGTAGGCATGACAGGATACGTGGGAGTTACCCCTGGGAACGTCGTTCAGGGGCCTGCGACCATTTACAACGGGATCTTCGGTTCAGTCACCGAGCCTCCTGTAACAAACACAGCAATCAAGACCGATCCGGTTAGCGCCGGCGGTGCAGGCTGGGTTGACTACGGCGGCACGTCGGGCGGTGTCGCATGGGACACAGCTTACACGTACGGCCAGATCAAGGCAGACCAGATCGTGGACCCGATCGGCGCGCGCCTGACCGGTCGCACGATCACGGTGACCACGTCGCTTCTTGAGGCGACGCTGGTCAACCTGCAGTCAGCAATGAACAACTCGGCTACCATCTCAGTCGGCACGGGTATCACTACGTTCGACCCGGGCGGCGCGGTTGCTGCTCCTGGAACGAACACGCCAACGCTGACGCAGCCGACCTACAGTGCGCTGCTCATCGATGGTTGGGCGCCCGCGCTCGGCTCTGGAGCAGCTGCACGTCGTCGTTTCATCCTGCGCAAGGTGCTGAACGACGTCAAGGCGCAGGCGAAGTACGACCTTACCACGCAGACGATGTGGGCTTGCACGTTCACGTGCTACTACGTGAGCGCGACTGTCTCACCGTTCGTCGTGTACGACCAGACCGCCTAAGGAGGAAAACAACATGTTCGTTCTCGGACTAGTTCTACTTCTCGTCGGGATTCTGCTCGGCATCAACATCCTGTTCGTCATCGGGCTTGTGCTTCTGATCGTCGGACTCTGTCTATTCGGTCTCGGCTACGTCGGCCACCCGGTCGGCGGTCGGGCTCACTGGTTCTAGTAGAAAGGGACTGTTATGGCGGACACCAATAAGCGGTCCACTGATTCGTCGGGAGTGATTGATATCGCTCCCGGCGATGTGGACATCCTTCGTCTCTCGACTGAGGACGAAGCAGAAGAGACTGAGTACATCACACTCTTCGAGATCGACGACAAGGCGTTTAAGGTTCCGAAGAATCCATCTCCGACAGTCGGACTCAGGTACCTGCATATCCTGAAGCATGAGGGGGAAGGACCTGCTGCCTACTTCATGCTGACGTCGATGCTCAGTGAGGAGGGCTACGATGCCCTCATGGACTACGACAAGCTCAAGCAGGAGCAGTACGACTTCATCCTGACGGCTGCAATCCGGATCGCAACTGGTAAGACAGAGCGCCCAAAAGGGACCAGGAACCGCCCGGGTGGACGCTCAGGGCGGCGCAACTAATATGGATCGTCGATTGTCTCGACAGTGTATGCAGCGACATGAGTGTCCTGCATCAAGTGCGAGACATTCGAAAGCTCGACGGTCCTACCTTTTTTCGTCTTGCATATCGGTTGCCTGCCTACGAAGGTGCCTCGCGTACGGATCTCGAAGGCTGGCTAGAGGATGTTCAGGGTGCAGAGGCTCAGGCAGAGCAGGCACGCTACGAAGCGCAGTTTCCGCCGCGTTATGTAGACCAGGCAGAACTGTCACCGGAGAAGGAAGGTCGAGTAAGTGTCCCTGTACAGGAGGCTTCAATGATACAGCCTGACAGAGCGGCAACCTTGGCTGAACTCGCTGCGGCTGGAAAACCTGAACCTTTTCTCGGACAGATAGCACCAATCTTTGAGATGCCTACTGTGACGGACGATTGATATGGCGGGCGGATTCAAGGTTGGGTCTGGCTATCTAGAAGTCGACGTTGACTATGCCGGAGTAAACGCTAGCATCGCAGCTATTGAGGCACGCCTGAAAGCTGTTCGCGATGTTCTCATTAAGGTTGGCATCGATGCTGACCCCGCAATTGCGTCGATTGAGCGTTCGCTGGCTTCGCTGCAGATGAAGGCGTTGTCTATCGGAGGAATTAACCAGACCGAACTGAACACTTCGCTGGCCGAGATTCAGACAAAGCTTGACACGCTGTCTAAGTCGGCGAACATTGACCTTCACGTTACAGGTATTACTCAGGCTGTAGGAGAACTGGCTGCTCTGTCGGCTGCTGAGGATAAAGCTACAGGCACAGGCGGTGGAGGAGGAGGCGGCGGAGGCTTCCTCGGGTTGACTGGAGCAGCGTTTGGCTTCTGGGGAGTCCTCGGTGCGCTGAACCGTCAGATTCCGCTGTTCGGAGGCTTGCTGTCTGGAATCCCACTTGTTCGCACGGTTGGTGGCCTTCACCTTGCGGCAGATGCGATTCTAGAGATTGCAGCTGTAGTTATTCCAGCCGCGATTGCCTTGGGAGTCTTTGCTGCAGCCGCTAGTTCTACAGCCAACGACATCTACAAGTCGGAACAGGCGTTCTTCACTATTACGACAGCCTTCAAGTCAATGGGCGTCACGTTTCCTGGAGTGAATAGTGGACTGCAGACTTTTACCGACTCGGTCAAGCCTCAGGTATATGTATTGTTCGGTGCGGCGCTCAATACCATTAATCAGCATACCGGATTGTTTCAGCAACTAGCACTCAGTACAGGTCAAGTATTGGATGGCCTAGGAGCGCGTGCGCAGAACGCTCTTGGCGGCAGCGGCCTAACTGGACTGGTCTCCAAGGGTGCTCAGGACGTTCAGCTGCTCGGTAATATCATTGGTAACGTATTCGGCATCTTCGGTAATATTATGAAGAACCTGCCAGGATATGCACAACTTTTGTTCGGTGCGCTACAAAATGTTACTGGCGCACTAGAGGCTATCACAGCTAACTCAGTCGTTCAAGGGCTGCTCAACATCGGCTTGTGGTTCCACGGAGCAGTTCTCTGGGGAGGCTTGGCAGTAACTGCAATTATGCAACTACAAGGGCCGCTAATGGCTGTTGTAGGCTGGGCTGGCGGCGCGATTAATGCGCTAGTCAAGTTCGGCGTCATGTTTAGCATCATCGCAGGCGAGGAAGGTATTATGGCTGCGATGACCGCGACGCTTGCGGGCGCTTGGGACGCGCTCAAAGCTTCGATGCTTTCGAATCCGTTTACTTGGGTTGCGGTAGCTGTCGGGGCGGTCATTGGCCTTGTAGTGTGGCTAGGAAGTATGAAGTCAGCGGCGCAGCAGTCGCTAGGTGCCATTGATGATATGGCCAGCAAGGCTCCGACGCTGACTCAGGCTGCTGCGGACCTTGCTCAGGGCTTGCAGCAGACTAACGAGCAGCTGGCTACTACACCCAAATACATAACCCAGACTGTTGTCGGTATGCATGGCATGGTTAGTACGATCACTACGCTGAACCCTGCTTGGACAGGACTTACTAGTAACTCGCAGGCGCTAACTCAGCAGATCGGTCTTCAGACTTCTCGCATGGCGCAGCTTAACCAAATGACCGGCAGCGCTGCCCAGACGCAGGCTGACTTGCAGTCGATTGGTGTCAAAGGGCTGGATATCTACAAGCTGAGTGCCGGTGCATATGCAACTGTTGTTACTGAGATAAAGGACCTGATCACTGCAACAATTCAGCTAGCCGGCTATCAGCAGCAAGGTGGAATGGCATATGCCGCGCAGAACGCCTTGACGAACATGTACATGAATGAGACGCTGCCAGCTATTCAGAAGATCACACAGGCTGAAGACAATATCATCAATGTCGTAATCGGCGGACAGGCCGCCTTCAATAACTTTCAGCAGTCTATCGAAGGTACAACAGCCAAGTTTGTTTCGCCTAGTGGTCTTGCTGATGCGGCGAAGCTGGCTGGCGGGAACCTGACCGGGGTTAACCAGCAGAGCTTGGCATTCTCTAACACCTTGTACACCCAGTCCATTCCCTCGCTACAGAAGATGATTGATGCTCTACAGCAGCAGAGCATTAGTCAGGGCGACCTAACTAAGGTTGTCGCAACTGGAGCTGGGCAGATTGTAGCTTACACTGGTAATAACAAAGAAGCCCGAACGGTCATGGTCGACCTGATCAATAACGCTCTCGGGCCGGGCACAGTTACTCTGAAGTCACTGAACCAGTGGATTGGTACTAACTCCACTTCGTTGAGCAATATGAACGGCATTGTCGCGAACTCGACGACCAAGGTTAGCGGTCTTGCAGATGTCCTGTCAACGACACTGAAGAACATGCAGGCGGTCGCACTGTTTCAAGCTCAAGGCGGCCAGCAGGCCTGGAATACCTTCACGACAGACGTCGAGAAGGGTACGACGAACAGTCAGAGCTTCAGGACTGCAACGCAAGAGGTCATGGCACAGTTGCTGATCCAGTCGAACAATAGCTTGCCGGCGGCGCAGCGAGCATTCGTGAACTATGCAGAACAAGGCTTGGGGCTGACTAAGCAGCAGGCAGACGCGCTGTGGAAGCAAGACCTGCCAGGTATGCAGCAGGAGATCAATAGCCTGCATGGTAAGACTGTCGACGTAGGTGTTAACGTTACCGGCGGCGGCGGAATTACGATTACAGCTTCTAGTCCGCAGATCGCCGCCTCGATCAGTGGCAGTATTGCTAAGGAACTGCGCCTAGCGACCACGTTTGCTACTGGTGGTATAATTAAGGGGCACGGCGGTCCGAAGCAGGATAATGTTCCTATTCTGGCCAGCGTGGGCGAGTATGTCGTGCAGGCTAGCTCTGTCGATAAGTACGGCAAGGCTTTCATGGACATGATCAACGCTGGGAAGTTCGCAGCGGGTGGACTGGTCGATCAAACGGCCGGTAGGATCATGTCGCAAATCAATACGGACGAGACAAATGTAGGCTCGACCTCCGGATCATGGTCTGTGACTGACGGTAAGAGCTGGACCGCGGCGGTCGCTACTGACTGGATACAGGCTATTAGCAAGTCTTCGGCTGCGGCTGCAGCCGCTCAGGCAGCCGCTGTAGCTAATGTCGGTTCTGGAGTGGCTCGCTGGAAAGGCCTTGTTGATCAGGCACTGAGAATGGAAGGTCTGCCGCTTAGCTTGGACTCGAAGGTTCTGTATCAGATGCAGACAGAATCGGGTGGCAATCCGAACGCCATTAACCTGACCGACATTAATGCTCAGATGGGCGACCCGTCGCGAGGCTTGCTGCAGGTCATCATGTCAACCTTCGACATGTATCACTGGCCTGGAACCTCGAACAACATTTACGACCCGCTGGCGAACATTGCAGCGGCTATCAACTATGCGCGTGCTGTTTATGGTCCTACGCTGTCCGACCAAATGGGAGGCATGGGATCTGGCCACGGCTACGCTGTTGGAGGCTTCCTGCCTGCAGGACAGTGGGGCTATGTCGGCGAGCAGGGTATGGAAGTAGCGAAGGCGCGGCCAGGCGGCGGCGTAGACATCGTTCCGCTAGGTAATGGCGGCAGCGGTAAGCAGATTGTTGTTAACCAGAACTACTACGGTACTCAGTTCCCGACGCCAGAGATGACAGCTCATCAGCGTATTGACCTTGCACTGGCTCTGGGGGTGGCGCCGTGACATACACTGGAACAGGAACGCTTTCGGTCGATACTGGTTACTTCACTGGATCGTTCTCGTATCAAGCTCCGTATATGACGTCGCCACTTGTGCTCAGTCTGGGAACAGGTCCTGACAGTAACGGTATTGCCTGGATCATTCAGAAGCTCGAAGGCTGGGATAGTCCGCAAGTGTCTGGACAGGTCATCCAGCGTGCAGCTGATCAGGGTGCATATCCTGCAGCACAGTTCTACGGACCGAGGACAATGACTTTGACGCTACGAGCCTCGGCGCCTGATCAATACACTCGCGATCTAGCACGAGCATTGCTACAGCAAGTTGTTCCAGTCAACGACCTCTGTACCTTTACTTACAATGAGCCGATACCAAAGGTCGCGTACGTTCGGCGCTCAGGTCAGATTCCCGAGCAGTACGACAATCTGCTCGAGGTAGTGTTCAGCGTTGTTATGGTTGCGCCTGACCCGAGGAAGTATTCAACGACGATCTACAACACCGCGTCTACAGCAGGAGCAGCTCCAGGCCTGATTACGATTCCGACAACTATTCCAGCAGCCTTGTCGGCAGGTGTAGCACCTGGCATCATTCAGTGCTTTAATCCAGGGACTTATGAGACTAGACCTGATGCACTCATTTGGGGACCGATTGTAGGGCCGGCGTTGTCTCTGGTCAGCACTGGTCAAACTGTTTCTTGGCAGAGTCCTAACATTACGCTTCGCAGTGGCGACCTGCTGGTTGTCGACTTTGATGCTCGACAAGCGTTCCTTAACGGTGTATACGTAGCAGCAGACATTAAGTCTGGCTGGTTCGTGCTGAACCCTGGACAGAACCAGGTTGCACTAACAGCTGCAGGGACATCAAGTAGTGGCGGACAACTGACTATGGTTTATCAAGCAGCGTGGATTTAAGGAGGCGGGATGGCAACCAGCATAAACCTCGGCTACTGTGAATGGCTTGCCGGTACGTCATTCAGTGACTCGATCGGCCGCGCTGACATTGCAGGCACGGCATATCTCGGAGCGAGTCGTGGCGGTGTCTTGCCGACCGGGACAGGTGACCTGCAGATTACTGCCAGTAGTGGTATGACTGTAGGGGTTGCAGCAGGTACTGCAATTGTTCCGAACTCGGCAGGCAGTGGCTCGTATCGTGTCGTCAGTCCAACAGCTGGGACTCTAACGGTGCCGACAGCGCCTTCAAGCCCGAACTCGCGGATTGACCTGATCTGTGCAACAGTTGTTGATAACGGGAACAGTACTTCATTTGCCCAGCTACAACTGGTAACTGGCACAGCGAGCACTAGTCCGAGTGCTCCGAGCCTGCCGACCAACTCTGTTGCACTTGCGCAGATCGCGGTTGGATCTGGTGTGTCGAGCATTACGGCGAGCAATATTACAGATCAGCGCATTTGGACGGCACTAGCTGGAGGTGTCATCAACTGTCCGAGCATGTCCTCGCTGCCTGCAGGTGACGTAGGAATTCTCGGCTTCGATGTTGTCAACGGTCGGTACTTCCAGCTCACATCAGCCGGCGCGAGGCCATTCAAGGCGATGCCTTTTCCGCCTGCGCAAGTCGTCGGTAGTGCGGCAGCGACGCTTCCAGGCAATGTCGGCAGCGGTGGTACTATGGCTACCGTTGTTTTCGGTAGTACACCGATGTCGGCGAGTATCAACTGCGACGGTAGTACTGACTTGCTGATCACGATCCACTGGGCTGGTCTATCAATGGCTACGCCTACGCCGACGCAGGTCCAGATGGCGATCTACATCGACAGCACGCAGCTAGACCTGATTGAGGTCGGAGCTGGCTTGACGAGCGCGACATTCGGCTACAACGGTGCGACAACGAGTTATACGACTTCGGCAGCTGCTGGAGACACACCATCAGCGGGCGCGCACACGATTACCTGGAAGGCTTGGGCGTCACAGCAGAGTGCTGCACAGCCTGTAACAGTTATCGCGAACACTGGACACCTAGGTTATCTGCGCGTACAGCCGGTGACACTCTAGTGTCGACGTACCGCTTTATCTCGACTGACACCTTGACAGGGGAGGTGATGTGCGATAGTCTGCCTTTGGTCGGACAGAACGCATCACGACAAGTTAATTCGGTCGGTTCATTTTCAGGTTCGCTAACATTGGACCAGAACTCTAGTCCAACTCAGCGGGCGATCTGGAAGAACGCCTTGATCCCTTGGCGGTCAATCTTGTGGATCCTGCAGGATGGGCATCCTATTTGGCATGGTCCAGTTACTAGTAACCCTCACAACAGTTTGACTGCTGGGAACCTGCCGGTGCAGGCGGCGACCATTGAGGAGATCTTTAAGCATAGACAGATCACGAATAATCTGACCTATACGAACATGGACATCTTTGAGATCTTTCGGCAGGAACTACTGTATGCCGTAGGTAAGCCTGGCGGACGTATTGCAGGTAGTGGACAGTACTTTAATCAATCTGGAATTATTGATACTGTAAACTATTCAGGAGTAGTCGGATCTGTTACTGAAGCATCGAGCCTCAAGTTCATTTACGATGCCTGGAACGACCTTGTCACGACATATCTGATGGAGTACGCGCTAACGCCTGCTATCACAGATTCTGGATCATTGTACACACAGGTCCAGCTAGGATTGCCTCAGCTTGGTCGGTCTTACTCACAGACACATCTGCAGATGATCGTTCCTAG